ACATTTAAAGAGAAGTATTACGATTATATAGACGCGGAGTTTAAATATAGAGATGAGGGATTTTCCTTTTATAGTAATGGTGCCCCTACATATATAACAGGTACACATTATATGTACTTGCAATGGAGCAAGATAGATGTTGGTGCGCCAGATTTTAGAGAGTCAAATAGATTATTCTTTATCTTTTGGGAAGCTTGTAAGGCGGATCCAAGATGTTATGGTATGTGCTATTTAAAAAATAGACGTTCCGGATTTTCATTTATGTCTTCTGCAGAATTAGTTAATATAGCTACAATGTCAAGCGATTCCAGGTTTGGTATATTATCAAAGACTGGATCTGATGCTAAAACAATGTTTACCGATAAGGTTGTTCCAATATCGCTTAACTATCCTTTCTTCTTTAAACCTATCCAGGATGGTATGGATAGACCTAAAACAGAACTTGCCTATAGAGTTCCTGCTTCAAAGTTTACAAGAAGAAAATTAGATAATAGTGAAGCTGCTGATGAACTAGCGGGATTAGATACAACTATTGATTGGAAAAATACCGGAGATAATAGTTATGATGGTGAAAAATTAAAGATACTAGTTCAAGACGAGGCGGCCAAATGGTTAAAACCAGATAACATTCTTAATAACTGGAGAGTTACTAAAACTTGTTTAAGATTAGGTAGTAAGATAGTCGGTAAGTGCCTAATGGGTTCTACCTCTAATGCTTTAGACAAGGGTGGATCTAATTATAAAAAGCTATATTATGACTCAGATGTTGAAAAAAGGAACCGCAATGGACAGACTAGTTCAGGATTATATAGTTTGTTCATACCTATGGAATGGTCGTTCGAGGGATTCATTGATACTTATGGCTTACCTGTATTCGACACTCCAGAAAAACCAATCAAAGGAGTTGACGGGAATGAAATAGATTGTGGCGTAATTGAACACTGGCAAAATGAGGTAGATGGTTTAAAATCAGATTCTGATGGATTAAATGAATACTACAGACAATTTCCAAGAACAGAACAACACGCTTTTCGAGATGAAACAAAACAATCATTATTTAATCTAACTAAGATCTATGAGCAAATAGATTATAATGAAGATTTAAGAAATACAAATGTTTTAACGAGAGGGAGTTTTCAATGGGAGAATGGTATACTAGATTCAAAGGTTCAATTCTTCCCAAATAAAGACGGTAGGTTTTTAATTACTTGGGTTCCGCCTAAATATATGCAAAACCGCGTAATAATGAAAGATGGGTATAGGTTTCCGGGTAATGAACACTGCGGAGCCTTTGGGTGTGATAGTTATGATATATCAGGGACTGTTGACAATAGAGGTTCTAATGGAGCACTTCATGGGTTAACTAAGTTCTCTATGGATGATGTACCTGCTAATCATTTCTTTTTAGAATATATTGCAAGGCCACAAACCGCTGAAATATTTTTTGAAGAAATATTGATGGCTTGCGTATTCTACGGTATGCCAATACTTGCAGAAAATAACAAAGCAAGATTATTATACCATTTTAAAAGAAGAGGTTATAGAGGGTTCTCAATGAATAGACCTGATAAAGTATGGAACAAATTGTCACCTGCGGAAAAAGAGATAGGCGGTATACCAAACTCAGGACAAGATATTATACAAGCACACGCTGCCGCAATTGAAACCTATATAGAAAGCCACGTAGGGTATAGTACGGATTCTCATGGAGATATGTATTTTCAAAAAACATTAGAAGATTGGGCAAGATTCAATATAAATGATAGAACAAAGCATGATGCTTCTATTAGCTCAGGGTTGGCTATAATGGCGTGCAATAAACACATGTATACTCCAACCAGTAATTTCCAAAAAGATAAAGTTCCTTTAAACTTTAAAAGATATAACAATAACGGTGATAGTTCAAAAATAATATAATAGATGATTTATACTAATAGTAATAGTTCTTTTCCTAGCCAGGTGGTACCTGATGAAGAAAAACAAAGTTATGAATACGGTAGAGCCGTTGGAAGAGCTATAGAGAATGAATGGTTTAGAGGAGACAGAGTTGGAAATGGAGTTGGTAATAGATGGGGATCCAACTGGCAGAACTTTCACAGACTTAGACTATATGCAAGAGGTGAACAACCTGTACAAAAATATAAAGACGAATTATCTATAAATGGTGATTTATCATATCTTAACTTAGATTGGAAACCTATTCCAGTAATACCTAAGTTTGTCGATATTGTAGTTAATGGTATATCTAATAAAACGTGGGAAATAAAAGCTTATGCTCAAGATCCAGAAGCTACTAGAACTAAAACTAGATATGCTGAAGGTATTTTAAGAGATATGATGGCTAAAGAGCTATTGGACGATATTCAATCTAAATTAGGAGTTAGTTTATACAATACAACAGACCCATCAAATTTACCTGAAACAAAAGAAGAACTTGAAATTCATTTGCAGTTAAACTATAAACAAGCAGTTGAAATTGCAGAAGAAGAAGTAATAAACCAAATACTTGATCGTAATCGATATACTTTAATTAATAGAAGATTAAACTATGATCTTACAGTATTAGGTATCGCGGCGGTAAAAACAAATTGGAATCCAGCAAATGGAGTTACAATTGAATATGTTGATCCTGCTAATTTAGTTTATTCTTATACGGAGGATCCAAACTTTGAAGATATATATTATGTTGGGGAAGTTAAATCTATTAGCTTAGAGGAGCTTAAAAAGCAATTTCCTCATCTTAGTGATGAAGATTTAAAAGAAATAGAAAAGTATCCTGGAGATGTTAATTACACTCGTAATTATTACGGACAGGATCAAAATGATAATACAGTACAAGTACTTTATTTTGAATACAAAACATATTCTAATCAAGTATTTAAAATTAAACAAACGGAGCAAGGGTTAGAAAAAGCGTTAGAGAAACCTGATACTTTTAATCCCCCAGAGAGTGATAACTTTAATAGAGTATCAAGAAGCATCGATGTATTATATTCTGGAGCAAAGATTTTAGGATTTGAAAAAATGCTAGAATGGAAACTTGCGGAGAATATGACAAGACCATTTGCTGATACTACTAAGGTGGAAATGAATTATACTATTTGCGCTCCTAGAATGTACAAAGGTCGAATTGAGTCTATTGTAAGTCGTACAACTACGTTTGCGGATATGATTCAATTAACGCATTTAAAACTACAACAAGTATTATCTAGAATGGTACCTGATGGTGTATTTGTAGATGTTGATGGATTAGCAGAGGTTGATTTAGGTAATGGTACAAACTATAATGCGGCGGAAGCGTTAAATATGTATTTCCAAACAGGTAGTATTGTAGGTAGATCACAAACACAAGATGGTGGTCAAAATCCTGGCAAAGTACCTATTCAAGAATTACAAACGTCTTCTGGTAATGCAAAAATTTCTTCATTAATAAGTACATATCAGTATTACTTGCAAATGATTAGAGATGTTACTGGTTTAAATGAGGCAAAAGACGGTAGTATGCCAGACAGAGATGCTTTAGTAGGATTACAAAAAATGGCTGCAGCAAATTCAAATACGGCAATTAGACATATATTACAATCAAGTTTATTTTTAACATTAAGAATATGCGAAAATGTTTCGCTTAGAATTAATGATTCATTAAATTATCCATTGACAAAACAATCTCTTATTGAAAGTATATCTATATCTAATGTAGAAACTTTAAAAGAACTTGAGAATTTAAACTTGCATGATTTTGGTATCTATTTAGAGTTAGAGCCCGAAGAAGAAGAGAAAGCGCAATTAGAACAAAATATTCAAGTTGCTTTACAGTCGGGTGGTATTGATTTGGAAGATGTAATTGATCTAAGGCAAATTAAAAATCTTAAACTAGCTAATCAATCTTTAAAATATAGAAGAAAGAAAAAACTAGAAAGAGATCAAGCAAACCAACAAGCAAATATACAAGCGCAGGCTCAAGCAAATGCTCAAGCGTCCGAAGCGGCTGCTTTATCTGAGGTTCAGAAACAACAAGCATTAGCGCAGACAGAAATACAAGTGTTGCAATCTAAATCTCAATTTGAAATACAAAGAATGCAACAGGAGTTATTAATTAAGAAACAATTAATGGCTGAACAATTTGGGTATGATTTACAACTAGCCCAAGCGGGTATACAAACAAAACAACAATTACAAGCAGAAGCAGAAAATAGAAAAGATCAAAGAACGAAAATACAAGCCACCCAGCAATCAGAATTAATAGATCAAAGAAAAAACAATGCAATGCCTAAAGATTTTGAATCATCAGATGATCTAGGAGGAATGTTTGGTATGTAACAATACTTATTAACTAATTTTATATTATTATATTATGTCGGACAACGTAAAACAAGAAGGGGAGTACAAACTTCAAAAGAAAAAAGCTCCTATGAAAAAGTTAGAGAAACCTAACGAAGTATCAAGAGTAGATTTATCAATTAAAAAAGTAGAGCCAAATGCCGTTCAAGAGCAAAACGCAAATGAAAGCCTGTTGGGCAGCGAAGGATCCGAAGTGGGATTGCAAGAAGTGGTCCAAGGAAACACCGAAGATAAAACAATTGCCAATCAAGCTCAACAAGAAGAAGTAGTTATAATGCATGAAGTAACCAATGAAGAGGTTGCTGCCGCATCACAAACATTAGTAGAAGAAGCAAATGAAGCTATTGCCAATACGGAAAGTACTGGTAAGCCATTGCCTGAGAATATTAATAAGCTTGTATCTTTCATGGAGGAAACAGGTGGAACAGTAGAAGATTATGTTAGATTAAACCATGATTACTCTACTGTTAACAATGAAGCATTATTAAAAGAATATTATAGAAAATCAAGACCGCATTTAGACTCTGAAGAAATTGAATTTTTAATGGAGGATGAATTTAGTTATGATGAAGATTTAGATGATGAGCGAGACATCAGAAAGAAAAAACTCGCATTCAAAGAAGAAGTTGCAAAAGCTAGAAACTTTTTAGAAGATCTTAAAGGAAAATATTACGATGAAATCAAGTTGAAACCATCGGTATCCAAAGAACAACAAAAAGCGGTAGACTTTTTTAACCGATACAATGAAGAACAACAAAGCGTAGAAACACAACATTCAAAGTTCAAGGATGACACTAAGGGTTTCTTTTCTCAAGAATTCAAAGGTTTTGATTTTAAATTGGGGGAGAAAAATTTTAGATATGGAATTCAGAACACAGAGGTTGTGGCGGATAAACAATCAAATATAACAAACCTAATCAAGAAGTTCTTGAATGACAAAGGCGAAGTAGTAGATTTGAAAGGGTATCATAAAGCTATGTATGCTGCAGAAAACGCAGACAC